CGTGTAAGTCAGAGCGGATCTGTAGCCATGAAGGAGGCATGGCAGAGAATATATACCCCAGTTGAGAAGATGGTTGAGAAGCTGTCCGATCCCAAGGCTATATTCCGTGACACATTGGTGGAGAATATACAAGAGATATGTTCTGCACTACCTAATCTAAACTTCGCAGATGACCCAGACCTTGAAGCCATGCGACAAGAGGTGGAAGCAAAACTGGCCAATCAAAACCCAGATTCATTGCGGCTTGACCCAGTGTTGCGTGCTGATAAGGCGGCTGAAGCGAAGGATATTATGTCCAAGATGGGCGCATTTATGGGAGGTATCTAATGGATATTGAACGCAGACTTTCCAAGGCCAAGACGGCCTTGGTTCTTGAACACCCGTTTGTTGGGAGCATAGCTCTCAACTTACCCTTTATACTGACCGATCAAATACCTACAGCGGCAGTGGATGGGAAGCGGGTGGCATTTAACCCTGACTTTGTTGATAGCTTGAGTGATGAGGAGCTTAAGTTCTTGATTGCACACGAGTGCTTTCATCCCATGATGGAGCACAATTTCAGACGTAATGGTCGTGATCCCAAGCGTTGGAACCAAGCGTGTGACTATGTGATTAACAAGCTGATTACTGATGAGGGTATCGGTCGTATGCCTGAAGGTGGCCTGTTATCTGAGGATATATACCAAGCAGGTGGCGGTACTTCCGATGGGATATTTAAGATACTGGCTGAGAACAGCGGTGGTTGGCGAACTAAACAGAACGGTAACGGACATGGTGATCCATTGGATGACTGTGAGGATGCAAGTGGTGATCCTGCGGAGCAGGCACAGCAGGAAGCCGAGTGGAAAGTCAAGGTAGCTCAAGCGGCACAGGCCGCCAAGATGATGGGTAAGTTATCAGCAGGTATGGAACGCTTCGTTGATACGATACTCAAGCCCAAGGTCGATTGGCGTGATGTGATGCAGAGGTTCCTTGTCAAGGTGCGTAATGCTGAGCGTACTTTTAGTAGGCCCAATCGTAGATTTGTTTCACAAGGATTGTACTTGCCCAGTGTAACAGGTGAGACGATGGGTGACGTGGTGTTTGGTGTTGACTGTTCAGGGTCTATTGACCAAGACGAGATCAATCAATACGCCGCAGAGATACGGACAGTACACGAGGACTTGTCTCCACGTACTTTGCATGTTGTTTACTTTGACAGTTCTGTGTCGCATTACGACAAGTTTGAGCCCGATGATACTGTCGAGGTGAAGCCACATGGTGGCGGTGGTACTGCGTTCAGCCCAGTGTTTAAGTTTATTGATGAGCAGGGCATTGACCCTGTCGCTTGTGTGATTCTGACAGACCTGTGCTGTTCAGACTTTGGTAGTGCGCCTAGTTATCCAGTGCTTTGGGTATCTACGTACAGTGAGAACGCGCCCTTTGGCGATGTTGTGATGATGTAAATCGGAGGAAGTAATTATGGCTACAGTTAAATTCAGCGGACAGTTACGTGAGGCAATTATTCGTAACGCAAATAACCTATTCACCCCACGGCTTGAGGCCAAGGATAAAGAGCAACCCGTAACTGCGGATGAGTTATGGTCTATTATGTTTGGCAAGTATAAGCACCACCTTGATGTCCTGCCTGACTTCATGTTTAAGAAAGAGAATTATATTATTGTAAACAAAGTACTGTGTGATAACGAGGACGATAACAATGGGTTCTCTGACCGTCCCATTACTGAGTATATCAATCTGCGCTTTGATTTCTCTAGCCCACGGGTCATCCCAATACATAGGGAAGTGAGTATGGATGATGGGTTTGGGTATTCCCTTAGTAATTGGGGTGGGATGACTGTTGATTCCAGACACACTGACTGGCAGACCATTGGTAAGAAGTTATTGGACTGGCGTTTTGAGAAATCATGCATTGTTGAAGAGCAGACCACCTTCGTTAATAACACCAAGACTATTATTAACGCATTCAATACGCTAGCACCTGCATTGAGGGAATGGCCTGCACTGTGGGACTTGTTACCACAAGAGACTAGGGATCGACACTTGACTGTGACTGAGAAGCGCAAGAAAGAGAAGGTCGAGCTTGACTTAGACATCGGTAAGATGAATGCTATTACTGCTAGAGCGAAGCTGACTGGTGGGTTATGACCACTTATATAGTACTGTTCGTGGCACAGTTTTGTTTCGTTGCCACGAAAGCCTTTCAACAACTTAATGTGATGCACCATAAAACCGTCTGGGTGTTCTGGACAAGCGCAGTTATGTCTGTGTTTGAGTGCGGAGTCTATGGTGCTGTCACATTCAAAGCCTATGAGGTCGTCAATGGTGGCGACCTTCTTTCATTTATGCTGTTGGCAATACCACTGTGGTTGGGTGGTAGTTTAGGTTCGATATTGTCAATGGCGATTCACAGGAGAATGCGTGATGCAAGACATAGAAACAACTCTCAGTGAGAGGGGAACTCGTTACGGTAGGTTTGAAACCCAAGCCGCTATTACTCAGGATCTTAAAGGAGTCATACGCCACTATGCGCGAGAGGTTGGGCAGAGCTTTCATGTGGACCAGATAGAAGCATTGGATATGATCTGCTCAAAGATTGCTAGGATTGTGAACGGTGACCCGAACTACGCTGATTCATGGCATGACATAGCAGGCTACGCGAAGCTCGTTGAGAACAGACTGAACGGTGATAGCGATGAGTGAAGAAGAGTGGGAAGATTTAGTTTACTGGTTGGTAATCACTGCGCTGTGCATCATAGTGGGCAAAGCACTGCTAGAAATGTAAATAAAAGCATAGACATTCTGCGGAAAAGCATGGGTATATCTACATATTTACGCAGAAAAGCTACATTTACGATGTATGTCATGCAAAACTGGAATTAGATTCCGAGATTTCATGAGTCATGTTCCGAGATTTTCAGAAAGGGAGAGTGAGTGATGGACGAGCTAATTGAACACTGTATGTATGAATCAGGGCTAACAGCACAAGGGTGTTGGGATGAGCTTGATGATTATGCGAAAGAAGCTATTGTGCGGTTTGCCGAGTTGCTTTTACGTGAGGCTGTACTGCAAGAGTTAGCTAATCAGGGGCAAGAGTGGGGGCTAGAGTGATGAGCGAATACGATGAGGTAGCAAAGGATCTTATCTGTAGATATTTACAGATAAGGGAGGAGGCAGTCAAGGACAGCATTATAGTGGTACATGTTACGGTTGGTAGTAAGGCTATACCTATGGCTAAGTTACTGACACTGCTTAAAGAGTTAGTCGATGAGGATCGGATTGAGACTCTTGATGGCAGACATTACAAGATAAGTTCCCCTGCGAACAAGATAGCTAAGGGTAAGTGGGTGTAGCCTATGGTGAGAGATAAAGTTAAGTATGAATTTGAGAACGATTTTCGCAAGTATCTTAAACGTGTCGAGCGGATGGAACGTCTAGGGGTTTTTAGTTCGCCAACCTTTACAGGAGTAAATAAGATAGTACTTCGCAGAGAGTTCATAAAGTTGTTGGTCGAGGACATAAGGTCTGATAAAGTGAACCTTGAGAATATACATCGGATGGTCTACGCACATCGTGGACGTGGTATATCCGTAAGGCAGAGTGTCGAGGACACAATAAACCACATGCAACCTAATGTGTTGGATGTGTATAACACTATGTATTACGCATAACGGAGGGCTATGTGGTGACACCGTTTACAGAAATAGAAATGGCCTTAGAAGAGGCAGACTTCCTAGCTAAAGAAACGCAATCGCCATACGCAGTCGTGGCAGATGGTAGGTCAGAGATACTGTACGTCATGCCATTGGACCAAGCTAGAAGAAGTTCATATTTAATATTAGAAATTATTAACTACACTTGGGAGGTGAAATGGATATAGTTACGATAGATTTTGAGACGTACTATGACAAGCAATTCAGTTTAGGCAAGCTAACCACAGAGCAGTATATAAGAGACCCACAGTTTGAAGTGATCGGAGTGGGCATAAAGATCAACGATAATCCTACGGATTTCTACACTGGCTCAGACCCAGAGTCCTTTCTCAAAAGCATAGACTATTCAGACAAGGCAATCCTCTGCCATAACACTGCGTTCGATGGCGCTATCCTATCGTGGCACTATGGAATCAAACCCAAGCTATGGCTAGATACTTTATCTATGTCAAAGCCATACCATAAAACGCAAGTCGGTGGGTCACTGGCAAAGTTAGCACGCCACTACGGCATCGGTGAGAAGGGTACTGAAGTAGTCAATGCACTAGGTAAAAGACGTGCAGACTTCTCTCACGAAGAAATGCGTAGGTATGCTGAGTACTGTTGCACTGACGTTGACCTGACATACCAGTTATTCAGGCGCTTGGTTAAAGGATTCCCACAGAAAGAGCTGTTGGTTATCGACCAGATACTGCGCATGTACACTGAGCCTACCATCGAGCTAGACAGGGGGTTGCTAGAAGAACATCTTTACAGTGTGCGTACCAAGAAGTTGCAGCTGCTAGACGATGCGGGTGTTGACCAGAAAGATCTCTCCAGTAATCCCAAGTTCGCTAAACTGTTGGAGGGTCTTGGCGTTGAGCCACCCATGAAGACTAGCCCACGCACAGGCAAGCTGACATACGCATTCGCGAAGACAGACCAAGGCATACTGGATCTATTAGAGCATCCAAACCCAGAGGTACAGACCCTTGTAGGCGCACGCCTTGGCACTAAATCCACCATAGAAGAGACACGTACAGAGAACCTTATAGGTGTGTCCGAGCGGGGCAGACTGCCTGTCATGCTTAACTATTATGGAGCGCACACAGGGCGCTTCTCAGGGGGTGACGGCCTTAATATGCAGAACCTACCTGCCCGTGGTAACAACACCATACGTAGATCACTGCGTGCCCCAGAGGGATACAAGCTAGTAGCCTGTGACTTATCTCAGATCGAAGCGAGGATGCTTGCATGGGCGGCAGAGCAGACGGATCTAGTGGACTCGTTTGCCAAAGGAGAAGATGTTTATTCTGTGTTTGCCACTGACGTGTACGGCAGACAGGTAACCAAGCAGGACAAAGTCGAGCGCTTTGTAGGTAAGACTTGCATACTTGGGTTGGGGTATGGTGTCGGGGCTACAAAGCTACAGCGTACACTGGAGCTAGGCCAAGGTGGTGTGAACGTAATCGTGGATGACAACGAAGCCAAGCGTATTGTTATGCTGTACCGACAGAAGAACCACAGGATAACTCGTCTGTGGAAGATGTGCGACTACGCCTTGGGGCAGATAATGCAAGGGAATTCAGGGGAGCTGTGTCCGGCAGTGACCTATGATGCAAACGGAATCCGCTTGCCCAGTGGTTTTTATGTGCAGTACCCACAATTAACACGGGGGTTAAACGGGTATAAGTATATAGATAATCCACGGTCACTAGCCAAGTCTGAAGCCGAGAGAAAAGATACAGACTGGGTACATATTTATGGAGGGAAGGTAGTAGAGAATGTTATCCAAGCCTTAGCGAGCTGTGTAATTAGAGAGCACATGCTAAGAATAGGGCAGAGATACAAGTGTGTTTTGCAGGTACACGACGAGATCGTTGCATTAGTACCAGAGGGTGAGGCCGATGAAGCTGAGAAGTTCATCATTGATGTTATGTCTACTGCCCCTGACTGGTGCTCTGACTTACCTGTTGCTTGTGAGGCTTCGGTTGCAGACACATATGGGGACTGTAAATAAGGAGATACAATGCGGTTAGCCCATTCATATTCTGCGATAAAGCTGTACGAGAACTGTCCACTACGCTACTACCGACAGCGTGTATTAAAGGAAGTAAAGGACGAGGACAATCAGTACACCATTTATGGTAGCCGAGTGCATGAAGCACTGGAGAAACGCCTGCGTGATAACGAGGAACTGCCCAAGGACTCTGCCCATTACGAGCCATTAGTCCAAGCTATCGAGCGCACAGTAGGAGACGGAGAGTTGTTTGTGGAAAAGCAGATGACTCTTACTGAGAACCTAGAACCTACCGATTGGTTTGCCCCAGACGCATGGTTCAGGGGGATGCTTGATGTCCTCATTGTTAAGGGTACCACGGCAGTGGTTATGGACTGGAAGACAGGTAAGCGTAAGCCAGACTTCGATCAGCTAGAACTGTTCGCACTACTAACGTGGAAGATGTACCCAGATGTTGACAAGGTCAAGGCGTCGTTTGTATGGCTCAAGGACATGGCTATGGACCACGAGGTCTACCACAGATCACAGTCAAATGAGTTATGGGCGAAGCATATGGCCAGAATAAGACGCATATATGACTCATTGGAAAATGACAACTGGCCCGCACGTCCGAGTGGACTATGCAGATTCTGCCCTTGCTATAGTAATTGCGATTACGCACAATAAAACTTGACATTGATGTAAAGAGGTAGTAATGTCTACACCTGAGAGTAAGGTGAAGCGTTGGGTTGACAACGTCTTCAAGAAACATGGCTGTTGGTACTTTAGTCCGCAGTCAGGACCGTGGGGTAAGGCAGGTATTCCAGACAGGATAGCCTGCGTTGGTGGATTCATGTTGGGTATTGAGGTTAAGGCTGATCCAACGAAGAAACCTACGGAGCTACAGCTCCGATGCATACAACAAATAAAGGACTCAGGTGGGTACGCTATGGTTGTCCACGATAAAGAGACCTTAACTGAGATGGAAAATCTTGTTAAGAAACTATTGGGTGTGTGATGTTTGTATCTAAAGAACACAAGGCATTGATACTGAACCTGCGTAATCCGAACGTGGTGCTTGACACCATACCTAAAGCTAAGCTGTTGCAGAAAGACGACAAGAACATAGTCATAGTTAAGCACGGCATAGATGAGGTAAAGGTTCTACGTAACATAGGTATACCTGCACCTTCGCCCATCCTCCACCACTACGAGTGGGTTGGTAAGTTTGATCCATACGACCACCAGAAACAGACTGCCGCCTTCCTGACTACACATCATCGTGGGATTGTTCTCAACGAGATCGGTACAGGCAAGACACAGTCTGCTTTGTGGGCGGCTGACTACCTAATGAAAGCGGGTGCGGTGAAGAAGTGTT